CCGCAAGCCGGGCGGAAGGGATCTGATCGTATAGCTTGACAAGCTGCTGCAGAGCCCGCTGGGCATCGTCACCAATGCCCTTAAAAGCAGCCTCTGCTTCAGCGCGAGTCTTGTCGGCTTGGCGACTGAGGATGCTGTAAACGGACGCGATTGCAACGGATGCAACCCCGGCAGCAGCAGAGGCCTCTGGACCGATGGACGCAACGGCTGTACCAATAGCGTCAAACGGGGCCGCAAGCGCAGCCAGTTTGGCCTGCGTAGCACTGAGCTGCGCACTCCACTGGTCGATAGACGCAGCAGCCTCTGCCGCAGGACCTGTCAGCAGGTTTCCTAAGGGGCGCAGTATTGCTGGAAGTTCTTGTGCCTTCGCTATGAAAGCATCCAACTGCCCAGAGGAGGCTTGTAAGCCTGCAGCAATACCGCCGATACCTGCTGCTGCCCCCGTACCAGCTGCACCGGCAAGCCCTGTAGCCGCAATACCTTCACCGGCCAACACAACGCGCCCGGGCATGGAGCGGGCAAGCTGTTGCCGTAGGCCCACAATGCTCTGAATAGCACCTGTTACACCCCCCGGACCACCCGCAGCAACACTTCCGCTAAGTGCAAAACTAGTGGCTTTCGCCTTCAGAGAGTCTAGCTTGGTACTAAGAGAGGCGAGGTTCTTTATTTCGTCTGCAATAGCAGAGGTGGCAAACTTGCCCGCCTTTGCCATCACATTCTGGCTGGTCGCCCACGCGTTTGCAGAACTGGATGCGTCCTTGACCGTTACGGTAAGTCTCGTGATGTCGGCGGTAAGTGTTCTATAAACGTCACCATTTAGAGCTGCTTGGCTGCGCAGACTCTGTAGCTGCTGAATCTGCTGTCCTAGCGATTTCTCGGTCTGCTTGCTAGCAGCGCCTGTCGCGAGGATGCCGTCACGCAGCCGGCTTAGCGCCGCATCGGTGGGCACTAAACCCTGCGTAAGAGCTTGTGCGTTTTTAGTTATACCGCCTGTCAGTGAGCCTAACTCAGCCTCAAGTTTGCCGATTTCAGTCGTGAACTTCCTATAGGTGGCGCCGCTTACATCTACTTGGGCGCGAAGTCCCTGCAAAGCAGAGAGCTGGCCCTTGATGACCTGCTCGCTGCGGTCCATTCCTCTGACGTACTCGTCAAGGCGCCGCTTCGCAACGTCAATAGTGCTACTACTTACTCCTACAGTCTTGTCTAGATCGCGAAATGCGCTCTTGAGCTTGTCAATACCCTCAAGATTCTCAAGATTAAGGCGTACAAAGATGTCAGAAGTCTGCCTGGCGGCCATCTCACTTATCCTCCTTCTGCTTAGCGAAGTAGCTCAGAGCGGCTGATTCCATGATCTGCAGCCCCTCCAGCATTGAGCGACGGTCCTCAACGCAGTATAGATCGAACAGACCGCCGCTATGCAGCAGGATGTCGTAGCGCAGGCCGACGTAGCCCGCCATGGAGACAGTCCACTGGGTCTGCATCCTCAGGAACATCATCACGGTGTCCCAGTTCTCGTCCCAGACGACGAAGTTACCGTCATCTGCCTGCTTAGGTGCCTCGGGTTTGGGGAGGACAAGCCCAAAGACAGCAGCGTCGTCCTGAGACTTATCCTCCTCCCGCTTACCGCCCGCCGATGCCCAGTGCTCGGCGGCCTCTCTCAGTTTCCCTCGCGGGCTCCCTCAAAGGTCTTGGTGTAGGCGGTGAGTACGCCTCGCACCCAGTAGGAGTCGTCAGAGAACTCCTTGAGGGCCTCGATTGAGAATGGGATGGGCTTGCCGTCCTCGTCATCAATGCCGTTCCAGTCGATCAGAACAGCCTTGATCAGGTCGTAGTCGCCCTTGTTGCTGAGCTTGGCGAACTCGGCGCGACCCAGGCGCTTGAAGGTCGCGTCGAAGGTGCTGGTCTCGAAGACGCCGCCATCGGCAGGCTCATCAACACTTACCGGCCACTTGAACGTCTTGACCTTCTTACGAACAAACGCCACAAGTTTGAGAGCGGATTCCTTTGCAGTATAGGCTCTAAGAAAAAAGCTGCCTAGCAGTCGAACTAGGCAGCTAAGTTTGGGTGCAAGTTGCGATCTAAGTCGCGGTGCGGCTTAGGTGAAGGCGAGGCTCACCTCGTCGTTGCCGGTAGCACTGGGGATGGCAGTGTAGGGCAGGTTCAGCATGGCGATGCCATCCGTGTCGCCGTAGCTCGGGTCGCCGAGGTCACACCGGGGAACGGTGAGGGTGGCGCGGTTTCCGGCGGTGGTGCCGTGGAGGAACGTGAGGTTGCCTGTGGTGCCGTCAGCCAACGCAGCCGAGAAGTAGTCCTTGGCGGCGATGGTGGGGGCCTCGAGCATCACCGTGCCATTGCTGGCCCGCTGCGTGATCAGGACCTCCTTGGTGCAGCCGACGAGTTCGCGATACACCGTGGTGTTGGCGATGTCGAAGGTAGCTGACTGGAGGCAGCCGGCGTAGGAGAAGAACTGGAACGCCGACGTGTTGCCCTGCTTGAAGATGAGCGGGGTGGCCTGGTTGCTGTAGGTGACCGACGGAGCGGCGGTGTCGGTCGGAGCGTTGTAGATCCCGACCATCGTGAACTGGATCGTGGGGATCTGGCCGACCTCAGTGTTGATGGTGAAGGTGCCTCGTGCGCCTGTGACCTTGTGCAGCACACCATCCAGGTTGTAGTAGATGGTGACGCTGGAGAAGCTGGAGCTGACCGGGGCGTAGGTCACCGAGGTCGAGGCGACGATCGTCTCGGCCAGACCGCAAGCCTGAAGGGCTGCGCCGTAGCGAGGGGCGGTGCCGGCGGGGCTGACGTCAGTGCCATAAGTGCTCTCCTTCTTGATCAGGATGAGCCGCTTTCTGGTGAGCAAAGCCATTGAAGATTACCTCTCAGAGGGAAGCGGGGAGGGTCCGCTCGACCAGCGTGCGGATACCTGTCTCAGGGTCGAGGAGGTAAGTGCCTCCTTGGCCTTGGTATTCATCCACCAGATTAAGTGGGCAGGGTTGCACACCAAGCTGAGCTGTGTTTTCGGCGGATTCGTCAACAGGTGCAGACGATTCGAGAGTGTCGTCGGCAGGGGGTGTGGTGCGGGCCATAGACCTACGCAAGCGATTGGACAGAAGTGCGATACCGGATGTCGTATTCGCACGCGATTACGGCAGCAGGCACATCAGCTTCTACGAACTCAAAGGTTACTTGGGCCGGCTGCACATCTATCGCCAAGCCGCCGAGGGTGAGGTCGGCCATGAGTTTGGCGTGGAGTGATTCGATGGTTGGATCGGCCGCTTGATCGGCCAGCACGGCCCTGCTGATCACGACGACGCGTACACGCAGCGTCCAGTCCAATGTTGGGAGGCTGGTGTTCTGCTGTGGTACGTCGGTGGAGGGTTCGACGACGATTGCCGGTGATTCAGCGCGACTGAGCGGTTCGGCGCGGTTGCGGTAGATGCGTGTGCCTACGCCTGTCGTACCGACGAGCGCGGTTGCAATCGCGCTTAGGATTGCCTCACGACGGGTTGCCATCAGCTGGCCCCCATGGTGATGCTGAGGGTGCGTCCGCTGACATGAGTCAGGGTGACGATGCGGACGTAGCGGATGACGTAGCCGGTGTAGAAGTCGGCGTGCGTACCAGCGCCTTTGGTCTTGGCTGCGTCAAGGGATGCCCAGGTCGTTCCATCCAGGGAGCCTTGGATCTCCCACACGATGTCTCCGCCCGTGACTGTGCAGACAAAGGAGAGGTTGGTGCCACGGATCTCCACGACTTCGGAGGCACCGGGGGCTGTGAGTGTTGCGAAGGTGTAGATATTGCGTGCAATATCCGTGCTCAACCCGTAGATGGCCACGACATACTCACTCAGGACAGTACGTCAAGTCTAGGTAGGAGACACCCTAGGGCCGAACGGGCCTGGATCAGGCTGACCGGAGGTGATCGCCACGGCACGTTGATAGATGTAGCAGTCAGTCTTACCGGCGGCCTCCGACCCTTCGCGTACTTTCAACCAGTTGGCGCGAATCCGATCGTCCACAGGCTTACCGCTTAGGGCCGCATCAGCATTATGGTACAGAACACCCCGTCGTCAACAAGTAGCGTCTCGCGCACTGTGTAAGTCACACCGCTTACCGTCACGGTGTCGTTGTACTTGGCGGACCCGAACACGCTGGTGAGGCAGGTGAGTTTGTAGTCGGTGGTGAGGACAACGCCGTCGGCCACGATCTCGGAGGGCATATCCAGCACCCCGTACCCACTTACCGCGCCAAGGGTTACGGGGACCCCGAAGTCCGCCAGGAACACGCTCGGATCTTCGGTGAAGGCCATGGGTGAGTAGGGGAGGAGCTTATGAAAAAAGCCCCGAGCTGGCACCCGGGGCTAGGTGACCGGAGAAGGTCAGATCAAGCGTACTTCTTAGCGCCGACGGCGTTGATGGAGTACGTGTGGGACGAGGAGCTGGTGGTGCTCACGGCCTTGATGTAGCGCTTGGCGGCGCCTTTGGGGAACACGAGGTACTGCTTGGAGGCAGTGGTGCTCACCTGGGTGAAGGCGACGGCAGCGGAGGCGACCTCGGAACCGCCACGGAAGAAGGCGGTGGTGACGTCGGAGTAGGAGCCGCCGGAGGTGTCGGCACTCTGGATCTTGACGTCGAGGGTGGAGGTGCCGCCGTTGGCGACGTCGAGGATGACCACGATGTCACCTTCGTAGTCGTTCAGGTCAACGGCGGTGCCGTCGAGGTTGCTGGTGCGGACAGCGGTGG